TCTCCAGCTGGAGTATAAAGCTGAGTTCCTCTAAAATCAATGTAAGTAGCTCCATTTACACTCACAACCCTAGCATCTGGAGTATTAGCATAAGTATTAGTTTGGAACAAAACTGTACCAATTGCTACAAATTCTGCAAAAGGAAGTCCAGATAGACTAGTAATTTCAGTACTTGCCGCAGCTTTTGCTTGGGGAGCATTATTATATTGAGCAATACCTTGAATACCAACAATAGGATTTTCTTTATCGTTTGTTGCAAAAAAATGTACTAATACATAATTTGCACTACTTACTTGTGTTAACTGCCAAGATCCGCCAGCAAATTCATTGAATGGTATTCTTCCATTGACTCCTGTATATCCAGCTGTACCGCTATAGATTAAAGGAAATGCATCCGCTGCTTTTTTTCTCCATAACTGACCCTGTCTGAAAAGAATAGGAATCTGAGCCTGAGCTGCACTTGATAAAAGTATATCTTCATCTCTAATAGAGCCTTCATCAGCGGTAAACTGAGCATGTGCGTCAAGACTACCATTGCCATCAGGCGTAAAACCTTGTAAGGCTAATCCTGATAAGTACCTTGCTCCAAAAGTAGTATGTAGGTATATGTGAGTTGCCCCATCCATCGTTATACCATGTCTCTCTTCTGCAAAATACGTGTGGGTATTTAAATCTGTGTTCCAATAAATAACTGAAACAAAAGCATTCTGCTCAATAATATCACTACTAAATATTTGGGTAGATTCTAAAACTCCAGAAGTATTAAAGTAAATATAATGATTTCCAGCAAGGTTAGGAATCGTAATTTGTTGAGAAGTTGTTTTTGTAAACTTGGTGCCTTTAATATAAAAGCTAAAAGAAGCACTAACCGGAGCTATTGCAAAAAGTCTAGATCCATCAATGAAACTTGTTGTTGAATCTGTTCTATTAATAAACCCAGTAGGCTCTTTTGTATCTTGATAAATAGCCGTTCCCGTGGCTGCAGCTTGTATTTCAACAATAGCATCTTGCACATTATCTGATGAAATAGTTAATGTAGGAGAAAATGGAACATCTATTGCGTTTAGAGTAACTGCATTAGTTTTTCCATTAACTGAAGTAACAGGTGCCGTAGATAACTCAGTATAAACTGTTGTGCTCCATCTGTATATTTTATTAGTATCTAACGCTACGTATACAATTCCTGCCACTCCGGGTATAGGAAATGCTGCTAAATTAGCAAACTCTAATACATCAGCTGAAAATGTAGATGCAGGAAGCTGAGAAAGAGGAACTTTACCAGTTTCATCAAGAGAAGCAACTCCATTTATTGCAGCTTTTTCAGTTATAGCAATTTTGTTAGCAGCTAAACTATCTAAAGCAGCTTTAACTTCCGTTGGAGCCGGAGCTGCCCAATTTCCTGAAATAATTGGAGTATAGCGAATTGCTTGTGCAACAGAAGTTTGAACAAGCTGAGCTGGATTTGTGCCAGTTAAAGTTACAGTTCCAAGTGGATACGAAGTTGCGTCATAATTAAAATAACACGGGTATGAAGAAGCGTTACTTGCAATTGTTAAATTTCCTGCAATAATGGTTCCCCAAGCATCTGTATAAATATCATGAGTTGTAGCAGATATAGAAATTACACCGATGTAGTTTGAACGAAGACTTGCTGTAATAGCAGATCCAAAGGAATCTGGTACAAGACATCCAACGTCATTCATTACTAAAGTGCCAATTCCTGTAGAGTCAAATATAGTAGTGGCTGCTGAGCGAATAGTACAAGATCCAGTAATTCTTGTGTCGTTTCTTAGTTGGATAAAATCCCGCCCGCCCCCTCTCCCATTAAAGAGAATAGAAGGAGCATCGACATTATCTAAATCCAAAACAATTCCAGAAGTTCCTGTCGGATTATCATTGAGGATTTCAAGTCCAGAAGTAAATCCAATATCTTTAATAAATGCTCTCCCGTGATTATTATTACTCCATTTTAAAGTAACTCCACCTGCCACAGAAATAATTACAGTATCAGTAGCAAAAGAAGTTAAATCAATCCAGCCTTTTAATCGTATTGTTGCAGCTTCTACGTATGTCCCGGGAGCTATAATACAAGCATACCGTTTTGATGCGCCAGCATCTGTAATGGCTGTGTACATTGCCTCTAATGATTTAAAAGGCTTGTCTATAGTTCCAGAGGCTGTATAAGTTCTTGTATTATTTTTATCAACGTAAATAATTTGAGAATAAGCTAAACTATCAATAATAGCATTTACCGACGTAGTTATAGCATCCGCATACGTTTTTACAGCTTTCTCAGAAGGATAAAGCGTGTCTGAGTTAGAAGCTAGAGTACCATCAATGGATTTATTAGCAACGTCTTCTTTTAAAGCATCCTGATCATCAACATATTTTTTAGTGGTAACGTGTTCCGGTAACGTGGCTATAGCAGGAGCAGCGATACCATCATCTGCTGTAAGCAAAGATATTTCAGAAGGGGTAATTGCCGTAGTCTTTTGTGAATACGTAACATAGTTCTCTTCTCTCACTTCTAGTCTATTAGAGTAGGCATCTAAAAGATTATTAACGTCATCAGCTTGAGATGTTATGAAACTGTTATCCTGTCCGTAGTAGGCTATATTGTTAGGATATGCAGAATCTGTAATGTATAAGTTATTACTTCCAAGAGTAGCAGTAGTTGTTCCAGTATGAACGACCAAGTTGCCTGTCATAGTGTCGCCAGCTTTAGCAACTTTAAGATCTAATGCATCCTGAGAAGCAACTCTAATTCTCAGATCCATTTCATGCTTAACTGGATCTGAGAATAAGCCTAAAGTTTCAACCATGTATTGAACACTATCTACAGACGCTGCAGTGTTTGAGCCGAAAGAAACTGTTAGAATTTGTTCTGTAGGAAGTTTATCTCCAATAGATGATCCCGTAATTAAAGCCAGATTAATTCTTGGAAGATCTTGTCTAACGGGAGGATTTTCTCCAGCATATACTAAATATTGCTTTCCGACCACTGGAGTTGGAGTCATTGGTCCATCGTAAACAATTCTTGAATGGGCAAAGCCGGGAATTACGTCCCCAGCTCCAGTAGGAGATGTGTAAATTGCAATAATCGGAGATGCTGCTCCAGACACTGCATCAAAAGTCATTATGGCATAGGCTGATTTAAAATCGCCTAAAGTTATATTACCTTGGCTTGTGCCATCAAAATAATACCAGTTTATTTTTTGTCCAGCTATTGAATTTTTAAAATACCAACCATCCCTAATTAATGCAGAAGGGTCTTTTATACCCGGTTGTCCATCTGCATAAACTTGCGTATTATTTTCGTAAGCGTAAACTGTTAAAACTTCGGCACGATCTTCAATCGGAATAATTCTGTCGTCTAAAGCGTCTAATGCATCCTGAGTGGCATCGCTTATAGGCTTATCCGCATCACTGGTATTATCTACATTTCCTAAACCAATATCATTGGCTGAAATATAGTCTGTAACTTGAAGCCAATTTCCGGGATAACCTGCTGGATTATAACCGGCTGCTCCAATTGCTGCAATCATTCTAAATGAAGCACCATTAAACATTACACCATCACCAACAGCGTATGTTACTCCGTTATTATAATCGCCGGTCCAAGTAACATCAGTAATTAAATCTAATGCTGCTTGAGTATCGTCACTTATAGGTTTGTCAGCATCGCTTGTATTATCTACATTACTTAAACCTACATCGCTCTTATCTAAGACTACGTCTCCAACTTGAGTATTTACAGAAGTTACTAAAGAAGGAGATGCTTCTATATAAGTAGCTCCATTCCAAGCATATAACTTTGCAGTATCAATAGCAAAATATAAGACGTTAACAGACCCAGTCGGAGGAAAACTAGCAAGATCTGGATACTGAGAGATTCCCCCTCCTCCACCAGAACCAGATATATAACCTATTCTTAGTAATGTATTTGCCATAATTAATGCCTTTGTTTTCCAGCGTAAAATATTCTAGAGATATCTATAGAACCCGATGTTACAAGTACTTTTACACGTACATATAAGGAACCAGCTCCGTTTATATCCCATATATGACTTCCAGATGAATCTGTAATTCTTTGATAGGACTCTGTTAAATCTGAAAAATTAACATTATCAGAAGAAAATTGAAGAATCAGTCTCATATTTGGAGAAACTCCATTTTCATACGTAACCATTATTGAAAATTCAGCTTCTCTATCATCTAAAGAAAAAGATGGAGAAGTCCAATCAACATTTACAGTTTGTGAACCTTCTAATATTTCTTTAAGTCTTATACTATCTAATATACAACCCATTTATCCCTCTTTTTTTTTAGAAGCTAATTTTCTTCCAAAATATAATCCAGCACATGCATAAAAAAATTGTAATGCATTATCTATATCTACTCCATCGACTAACTTTGCTATTTTATTTAAAAGACCAAATATAACTAATCCAGAAGATATTACCAAAAGTGTAAAAGATGCGGAGGGTTTTTGAGATAACGCATCTCGTAATACTGGGACTGGTATACCTTTTTTAGTACACCACTCAGTAAACTGGGACTTAGGATCTTTTAGACTCTTCACTTATCTTTTTCCCTTTTTCCAATCTTCAAAACTATAAACTTCTGCATGAAATATGGTGCTATCATCGTACAATTTCGGCATATCTCTTAAGTATGATCTATAAGATCTATACTCTTTTCTAAGATCTGTATCTATATCTGCATCTGCAAGCTGGGTCCAGTCAGAAGATTGTAATAAATAATCTCTTGTTTTTCTTATACATTTCCAAAAGTATTTGGTTTCTTGTTTAGCTACTTCCTCTACCTTTACCTCTATACCTTCAGAAAGCTTAAATAATCTGGATAGTTTTCCATTTACAATTTCTGTCTTTTCATCAATAATGAATGGTTTTTGTTCATTAGTTAAATATTTTTCATCTACCCACTTTACTGCACAATTCCACTGTCCAAAAGCTAAATGATAATCTCTATACAAAATTGCAAGCTCTGCAGATTCAAATTCTTTTAATTCTTCCTCTCCAGAATCTACATTTTTAATAAGTAACTTATACATAAATCTTCCTTACTAAAAATTCTTAGCCTTTTATAACTCTATCCCTAGCTACCTAACGCTATGCTTTAAACTTCTATTTTTAACAACTTCTGCACATAGTAGCTTTTTATTTAATTGATACCATATTCATAAATAATTACAATACCAGCACCGCCAGCACCGCCAGCATTTGCGGAAGTATGCCCACCGCCTCCTCCTCCACCAGTATTTGCAATTCCTGCACTTCCAACACCAGCTACTGCTTTTGACCTACCGCCTCCGTTTAAGAAGGCACTATCTCCCCCCATTCCAGACCTTGTAGTTGAAAAGGGAGAATCCCCAGCTCCACCTGCAATAGATATAATAGTTCCTGCAGGGCTACCCGCTGTACCGCCAGAGCCTCCTGTTCCATTTGCAGTATTACTTGCTCCTGCGCCTCCACCTCCTGCAGTTACCGTAACCGCGCCAGTGAAAGACGAAGCAATTCCTGCTGTAGCGGATGCTCCTCCTGTCCCAACTACAACAGCGTATCCAGTTCCCGCTGTAACAGCAAGAAGACTGCTATTATATCCCCCAGCACCGCCTCCAGCACCTGACATTGTTGTTCCTGCTGCTCCTCCACCGCCTCCACCTCCGACAACGTGAACTAAAATTTTAGTTACTCCAGTTGCAGGAGTATAGGTGCCTGATGTTGTAAATGTAGTTACACTTTTTAAAGCCCCAGCTGCGACTAGTTTAGTATAAGGATCTAAACCAATATATGTAGTCATAAAAATATCTCCTTCTTAATACAATGTTATGTAAAAGCTTCCTATATATGTTGCGGGTACTGCTGTGATATCAACTTTAACATAGTATCCGGCTGGGATATAATCCCTTGCTATTGTTCCATTGAGGATATCCCCATTTGCAAGTGATGCAAAATTAAAACTTGGAAGAGCATCGAATATTGAAATCATAGTATCATAAGTAGGATCAATAACACCCGTACTTGGTAGTATCCTTGTATTACCTATATAAGAAATTCCATTTACGGTACTAAATGATCCACCAACAAGCAAGTTCCCATTGGATGCAAATTCAAAACATTTTACAGTTGGAACTACACCAGTAAACGTAGCATTACTTGTTCCATTAGCATTTAGTTTATACATATTTCCAGATAATGGAGCTACAAATATTGTATCATCTGTTGCAACTTGAATTCTTATTATATCGGATAATCCTGTAGGTAGAGTAAATGTAGGAGCACCAATTACATCTCCTGTAGTTGAATTAAGTTTCACAATTCTCTGAGCTGATAATCCTCCCCCAAAGGCTCCTGTATTAAAAGTACCCCCCAGAACAATATCACCTTGATGTAGAATTATAGTATTAATATTACCAGATCCAGATCCCGGTGTTGTAAACGTGGGATCTTTTACTCCACTGGAAGTTAATTTTATAACTCCAGTTACTGAATATGAAGCACCGGATAGTAACTGGTATGAAGTGAATGTACCAACTACTACTAAGCTATCATCACTTAATAATAATCCTTGTTGGAATTTAAATGAGCTACCAACATCTAAATTTCCTGCTTCAAAAGAAGAATCATAAGAACCATCTGTATTTAACTGTATTAATCCCTTTGCTATAACGGGATATCCACTTGTTGTATAATCACCTAATAAAAGTATTTTACCGCTTGATCTTATTTCAATATCCCAAATACCTCCTCCACTTGCATTAAATCTTCTTGTTCCGCTTGATGTAAATGCAGTATCTAATATACCCAAGCTATTTAATTTACAAAGTCCAGAAAGAGTTACCCCATTATAACTAGTAAAAGAGCCTCCAATTAAAATGGAACCATCAGAAAGAAGTTTAGCTACTTTTATATCTGATCCAACATTGAATCCAGTACCTACTACAAATGTAGGATCTACTGTACCATCTGTATTTAATCGTATAATATTTCTACCGACCGATTTTGCGTTATATAAAGTAAAAGATCCCACAAGTATTACTTTGCCATCTGTTTGTACCGCCATGCCATTAATTACTGAACTAGCTCCAAACCTTGATGTCAATGTATATGGAACTGCTCCAACTTTTATATCAATTGTTAGATTTCCAGATGTAGGAGTTCCTTCGTCTACCATTAGCGAATTAAATGAAGTTAAACTAGTTGCTTCTCTTACTCTTTTATAAATAAGACCAGTTGCCGAAGTATTACTAGATGTTTTGGAAATCATCTCATCTATAAGGTAGTCAGAAGATCCTCCTCCTCCTCCTCCTGCCCCTAGTACTGCATTGGTCACAAATGCAGTTGTCGCAATTTGAGTGGAATCATCTCCAGTTGTTGCGGTCGGTGCTTTCGGAATTCCCGTAAATGTAGGAGATGCCAGTGGAGCTTTCAAAGAGAGTGATGGGACTGTTGGAAGATCTGCTGTACCTGCAAGATCTCCTGCTAATTTAATCTTACCTTTTATTAAGGTAGTTGCATCGGGAGTTACAGAAGAATCTACATAACTTTTTACTGCAAGAGCAGATGGAACTTGTGAATCAGATGCAGAGGCTAGAGTCGTACTTGTATTAAGTACTCCTGATTTTAAATTAGAAACTTCAATATTAGAAATTCCATACTCATAAGTTGTTTCAATTGATTGTAGAGCACCCTTAACTGTAGAATTATCAGGAATTGTTGTTCCAGTGAAAGTTCCAAGGTTCTCTGCATTAGCGGCAACTCCAGATAGAGTTACTAGATCATCTAATCTATCCTCATGCTCTTGTAACACGACTTGAACAGTTTCTCCAACCGTTCCACTAATAGAAGGGTTTGTTAAAATTTCATTGGCCTGATCTTTTTGACCTATTTGAGCATCTACGTATGTTTTAATAGCTTTTTGAGAAGATAATAGAGTATCAGAGTTAGCAGTTAGAGTTCCATCTAAAGATATTGCTGTTCCACTTACTCCGGTGTTAATAACTGGAGAAGTTAGAGTTTTATTTGTAAGAACTTGAGACTGAGAATTTGTAACAATCTCTCTAGAAGCACCGTCTAAGTACGCCTTAATTTTATAGCCATCAGCAGAGTCAACTTTTAACTCTCCATTGATACTCTCAATAGCAACATCATCTGGAGCTAAAATAATTCCTTTAATAAAACGTGTCTTTTTAAGTGCCATTATAGAACTCCTATTTATTTATCACTTTAGCTTCAAAAGTTATAGTACCTATATAAGAAACAGATCCTATATCAGAACTTTTATATTGTATTTGTCCTGTTGACGTAATAGATATTTCCAATACACCAGAATCTCCAGTCGTTCTTCTACTTATTCCCCAATCATTGCCATCATAGTAACCTTCAATAAATCCTGATTCAGCTATAATTGAAGTAGTAGAGCTAGATCTTTGTATAAAATATTTACATTCTATAGAAATAACTTCTGAAGTATTAAAATTAAATCCAGAGATTGGAGTTAGAGTTGATCTATTATTTAATATGGATTCAGTTCTTGTTGGTATATCATTTGGCTTCTGTACAGTTTCAAGAGCAGTTGTGACAGCAACAGCCCAATCTGTAATTTCAGAGCCATAACCGGGATTTTCCCCTTCTAAAGGGAATTCAAATTCTTCAGTTCCTACGGTTAATAATTTAGGCATTAGCATCCTCGTTGAAAAGCATCTGTAATATAAGGGTGTTTTATATAGCTATTGGATTCACAACTAAGATATTGATTTTATTTGGAAAATATCTGTTGACTTTTAGTTAAATATCTAATACTCTTATCAAGAGGCCACAATCTATTAGCCTCAATCTAATCATCCTCCTAACAAGTTTTTCCTCCCTTTCTTGTTAGGGGGTTTTCCAAAAAAAAAGGACTCCAGAAAGGAGTCCTTTTCTCTTGAATAAGATTTTAAAATTAAGCAGTCTTAATATACTTAAGAACAGCCATTTTACCCGGAGCTGAAGTGAAGAGAGCTTGGTCAGAATAAGCACGAAGCTCATAACCGTTAGCAGATTCCATTTCACGGAAAAATTTACCCGGAAATCCCGGACGTTCAAAAGTAATATCAGAAGAACCGATACGCTCAAGTTCAGCAGGAGGGAAGATATAAGCGAAACCTTCTTTCACAAAAAGTGAAGCGTGGATTTCAATTTTACCATTCTGACCGTAGAAAACTAGAGACTTAGAACCGTTCTCCATTTTTTCAGAAGAATAAGAAGAATCATATTGACGCTTAGCAGCTTGCTCAGTCATCAACTTGTTCCAATGTTTAGGATTTACTAAACAAACAACATCTTCTTCTGTAAGACCTTTTTCCATACAAAGAGCAATAGCTTCTTCAACTTTTGCAAAAGAAAGAAATTCTTTAGCAAGTTCAGAAGTTCCGCAATTAACTACGTTACCTTTGAAAAGATCGAATTCACCAGCATCAATGTTAAAGATAGTAGCATCATTAGTAATAATTTTATGAAGGCCCGCAAATTCTTTATTATACGCACCTTTAAAGTGTATAATATCAGCACCAACAGCATCAGCATTTACATCACCACTAACACCAACTGGCATAACGTCAACTTCTACAGTTTGGTTTTTAAGATCTGGCTTAACTACAGTACAATAACCGCGAAGTGTTGTTCCATTAGAAGAACGAATTTCTAAAACAGCATTTTTAGAACCTGACCAAATACCCGCAGCCCATTCAGAAGCACAGATAGTAAGAATATTGCCATCAACGATTGCAACTTTAGCAATACCAGACTGACCGTACATAAGTTGAACTTCCATACGGATTTGAGTTGATTTAAGCATGTTCTGAACAAGACGTTTAGTTTCTTGCTCGAAAGCAGCTTTAGAAGATACTGAACGAGAAGCAGCACCAACTGAAATAGCTGATACTAGAACTAGTTCATGACCCTTAACTTGAGCATCTCTATTTGGAGAAGCTACAGCTGCGTTAAGAATGAAAGCATCACCAGCAGATCCACCATAAGTGAAACCGTGCTCTAGACCAAGAACAACTGGTTGATGATATAGATTACCTAGAAGTTTTTCAGCAGCTGAGAATTCAGCAAGCTTAAGCATTTTCATACCTTCTGGAACTAGATCTCTGATTTTTGAAGCGTAAACTTCTTTAAAGTGTCCGTCAAGTGTGGAGACGGTGTTTGCAATAGCCATTTAATTTTCCTTGTTTCTATAAGTTTTGTTAAGTTGTTTATAACTAAGTTATATTCTTCCTAACTAGCTTGTCCAAAGTCCTTAGATATTTGGAGGCATCGTCTGTACTAAATACACCAGCTATTGTATAAGGGTGCTATAATATCATATGGTTATAGCACCTAATAATTTCAATTATTTAGATCTACCTAATGCCTTAAAAAAGTCACGTTGCTTAATCTTTTCACCTCTTGGCTCTTCCTTTTTTTGGATAGAAGAAGCTGTAGATTTGATAGAATTCGCATTCTTAGCATTAGAAGTATTCATAACATTAAGTCTCTTGGCTCTCATTCTTTCTAGATTTCGCTGACCAATTAATTGCTCAAGTACATCTTCTGGAGAATCATCCATAAGACGACTCATTTCATCGCGCCATTCTTTTTCAACAAGAGGCATGACATCTTCGGCACTAACATCATCAAATCCATTATTCATAGCCCATAGCATAGAGTCTGCGATACGCTTAACAATATGACGAGATTTAGGAAGAGTTTTATGAGCATCTAAAGCATGTTCAATTTCAGATTCAATTTGTACAGCAGCTTGTTCTTTAAGTTTTTCAAACTGATCAGTATCTCTTTCCTCTTTAAGCTTACGAGCTTCTTCACGAGCAGCCTGTAATTCAATTTGAATTTTTTCTCTTTCCAATTGCTCAGGAGATTTCTTCATTTCTTCAATACGCTGCTGAATACGAAGCTCAGCCATTTCATCTGCGTCAATTCCAAGCTCTTGTAAAACAGCCCAAGGATCAGACTTAAGACGACCTACTTCCCTTTCATATAGTTTTTTAAGATTAGCAGATTCCTGCATAGATTGACGAGCAGCAGCAGCAAGTTGTAGCTCATTGCGGAGATTGTTTTCATCAGCTAAATCAATTTTTTTAGAAATAGTTTTACCATTTACTTTGAGTTGGTATTCTCTGATTAAGCTCTTAACTTCTTTCTCAGAAGCACCATTAGCAAGAGCTGTTTCTACGACATCTTGTAATTGACCTTCTTGTCCGGATTCTTCACCCTCTTGAGTTTCTTGAGATAGAGCTTCGTCTGTTTGGGCTTCTGCTGATTCTGGAGACAAATTTTCTTCTGACATAACTTTTCCTTTGGCTGTTTGTATGAGCCTGAGTGACTGTCCCGTTAGTGGGATAAGTCTATATTTAAATTATTATTTATTATATCTTTCTTTTAATTTTCTAGCTTCTTCTTCCGCAACATCTGCTGCAAGCTTATCCCCGAATATTCTTTTTTTTAATCCAGTCCAATCATAAGAAGAACTGGGAGAAACTTCCTTCGGATTTTCTTCCTCACTCTCCCAAAATGGTTTATACCCGGGAGGTCTTCTTGCTTTTTTATTAGCTTCACTCATACACTACATGCCCTTATCAAGTTTACTTTTAAGTCTCTCAAAATAAGATTTTTGCTTTTTTTGTTTTTGCACTGCACGACTCATAGCTTCTGGATCTTGCGCTTCAGCCATATCAGAAATTGTAGTTTCCTTATAAGGATCTTGTAAAAGCTCGTTTGTGTAATAATCTTCTAAAGTTTTCTTACTCTTTTTTTCCACTTACTTTCTCCTTAAGTTTAGCAAAGCGTTTTTTGCCTACATTACCCTTGGTAAATTCCTTAGCTACTTCTGGCTCAATTCCAACTTTTTCAGCAAAGTCAGGATTGTTCTCAGCCGCTTTCATGAATTTAAATTGTTTCTTACTGGATGCGGGCACTTTTCTTTTCCTTTTTTAACTGATGAACTATTTTTGCTGGCATACTACTTACCTTTCTTGCCTTTACCTTTTTTTGATCCACATTTAGCCATACTATACTCCTAAGTTATTTATAGCCAGTTGTTCTGGCGTGGTTGGTTGTGCAGGTAAGATACCCTGAGCTACTCCAGCTGGTTGTGCTGGACTAGGTAGTGGTCCCATATTTTGTTGTACAGCAACAGACTGTGCTTCTGGATTTTCTAATAATGGAGGAATTTGTTCTTGACCTTGCTGATTAGGCTGTTGAGGAGCTGCAGCTTGAGGAGAAGGGATTCCTCCACCAACTGGGCCTAGGGGTGTTTCGCCTAACAAAGTAAGAATATTAGCAACATTAGGATCAGATAAGATATCAATGTGCTCTTGGATATGGGCAAGTGTTCGTTGAACAAGCTGCGCATCCATACGTAAATCAGGATCTGCGAGAACAGCCTTATGCTCTCTAATATGCAATGAGTGAGAATCAGTAAGTACAGCCACCACGGGAGTCGTACCGTCCACAAGGCGTTCTCTTTCAGCTCTAACAAGCAATAACTCCTTGTTCTGACCTTCTGTCATGGTTTCTAATTTACCTGTATTAATAACAGATATATACTGCTCAGGAGTAGTAATAATACTCATTTGCATCATTTGAGATGCCATTTCTACTCTTCCAGCCGTAGTTTGAGCAAGAGCATTACCTGCGTCAACAATAACTCTTGTAATAGAGCTAAGGTCATCTGATGTAAACTCTTTCATGTAAGTTACATTAGATTTACCAGCAATTGCAGCAACTCTAGGAGTTTTTGCAAAAGTTTTAAGAAGTTCTACAACATTTGTACCAACATCTTCAATTAATTGTATGTATGACTGCTGAAGTCCTGAAATAAACTGCAAAGCTTGGGATTGAATTAATGCTAGAGCATTACCCGACTTGAGCTGAGACTCTGGATTACCACGAGCAACCGAATTTACTCCAGATATAGTTTCCATTGAAGATTCTAACATTTTTAAAAAGTTAAATATTTCTGCAGGAGTAGACGTTAGGTTTAAAGCTTTAGGAGGTTGAAATCCCGGATTACCTTGAATAAAGTTTAGTCCATCTGAAATCTGTTCCATCTGAACATCAGACCCTCTTTCTACATATACGTTTTGAACACCAAACGTATTTTGGTTAGTCATAATAGTAGAATAGAGAGAGTTTACAGCATCTTGAATTGGTAATAGGTCAAACATAGCTGTATAACTAAAAGGCGTACCGATAATATCTCTAGAAGCAATTCTAAATACAGGAAGTTTTTTATATACCAATACTGTATCTTCAAGAACAATATCATTGTCTAGATATAGAACATATCTACCTTTAGGCAGTGATTCTGTAGGTCTATGAAAAAATTCATAAACTGGAACATCTGTAGTTTCATCATAAGCTGACATAGTAATACGAGTAGTATTTAAGTCAGACTTAGTTTTTAAAGCTTTAATTTTTTCAGAAAATTCTGGATATTTAGCAATTAAATCAAATTTATTTTTAAAACTTCTACATAACTGCCAATCATGATTACTATCAGATCTAGTTGGATCAAAAACTACATCAAAAGGCGACATAACATTAAATATAATATCACCGCTGTATAATGGAACTCCTGCTCTAAGTTCAACCTTTTCGCCATCTTCGTCAGTTTCAAATATAACTTCTCCATCAGGACCGTATTGCATGTTTCCACTTTCGTCAACAAGCGGCTTATATTCTGGCTCAATAAAGTCGTACACTTCACCAGTAGTAGCGTTCCACTCCATTTTAATATAGCCCGCGCCCATAACAATAGCATATTCAACAGCTCTTTTTAAATCTTGTTCTAATCTTTTATCCCGCATGTAATATTCTAAAAGACCATTGGCTAGATTTGTCTGAATCTGAGATCTAACATCAGTATTAACAGATCTTGCTTGAAAAGATGGTCTAGTAGCAGTAACCATAGTTAGGATATGACTTGCAATGTTCCCATAATGGTTCATAGGTAGATTTACTAATTCTCCAGTTTCTCCACCAAAGGTAATAGCATGGCCACCTTCATAGAAGAAGCCGTAGTATGCTTGCCAACTTCTTTTAATCTTATCTAAATAATCTGTAGATATAAGAGAATTAAACCAAGCATCTGATTTTTTTTGTAAATAAAGGACTAATGTCTCATCATCACTTGCTGCAAAATATTCATTTTTATCATAATAAGCCATGTAAATTCCTTTACTTTTCTATTAACTAAGGGTGCTATATGCAAATGATACGCTGAATAATCAACTACTTAGTACTATCTTTTCTCCAAACCATACTAGATAGCCATGATTTCACAGACTTGTCTTTTAATTCATCTTTTTTAAGCTGAGATGTAAATACGCCAGATCCAGAGACATCTCCATACCCAGCTGGATATGGATTTTTACTTTTTATTATATTTCTATGTAGGTAGATTATAGCAGCTAGGGCATCCGCGTGTCCACCTTTAATTTGACCTGATGGAGAATCTTTAATCTTTAAAAAATTTCTTCTATTCTTATCCCACCTAGCAAATTTCATATGATATAAGGTATGAGTACATCTTGGATGAATTACTACCTTATGCTGAGATAACGCTACGTCTAAAGCATTGATCGCAGCTTCCCTGTTATCTTTTCTAGTTGGAATAAAAGTTATCCCATGATCTCTTTGTAAATCTGTTAACATAATTAAATTGTTGTTATCAGCAATTCTTAGATATGGTGGAATTATACTCTCATCTATGGTATTTCTCCATAGTTGAGATTCTTTTATTCTTATTGCTTCTGCAACTGCTTTTGTATTTACTTCTTTACCGAATATAAGCTCATCTTCAATTACAGTAGTAGCATTTAGATAATCATAATATCCAAATAAAACAGCTGTTAAGTCAGATCCCCCAATATCCATAGAAACATAGGAGTCATAGAATATAGGTCTAGGATAATCCGATCTTACGATAACTTTTTCAACGTCAGAACTGAATGATGGTAGAATAGAAGTATCTGCACTTCTTACAATTTCACACATATACTCACGCCTAAACCCCGGATCTTTCTCACCATCTGGGTAATCATCTAAAGCGTCTTTGATAATTGCTTCTGTAAATTGCGGGTTGTCAAAAATAGTGAATACTCTAATACGACCTTCTGCTTGATACTTTAAAGCCCAATCCTGTACAAACTCGTGATCTTCATATCTTGAAGGAGTTGAAACTAGAATTGTTCTACCCTGCGTTAACTTTGTAGTTGGAGCAAGTACAGATCTAACTGCATATGTTAAATCATCACAAAATCCAGCCTCATCTACAATATTTAAACTAGAGTTACCACCTCGAATACTTTCAATGTTACCGTTATCCGAACCAGCCATTTGCAGCTCACTTCCATTTGGAAATTTATACAGTAGATCAGCCGCCATGAATATAGGACGTAAATGCTTTGGACAATCTTCCAAAATAGTTTTCATTATTGGAATAATGTTTTTCTTGGCAGCTTTTTGTTTAGGAAACACATACTTAACAATAGTATCTGGAACTTTTAGACATGCCTCTATTGCCATGGATAAAGCTAAATAACTTTTACCTAATCGTCTGGCACACATTACTACACTTATCTTACTACTATCTTCAAGAATGCCTTTCTTAATAATTTTCTGAGGCTCTGTTAATTTATAATCTAAGACAGCATGCTCCCATAATTGAACAACGGCTTCGTCTCTAGAAATAGGTCTTTCTTTTTTTTCACTCATCTTCTATCAACAATGCTGAGAAGCTCGGCAACAGATTTAGCACCCTTCTTCTTCTCTTTCTTTTCCTCTATTGGCTTTCCTCTAATTGCAAGAAGATTTTTAACAAGTAGATCTAATACTTTAACATCCTCTAAAGTGAGAATTCCATTATCTGACGCGATTCTTAACTTATGAATTTCACTGACACAAATTACTTCTTCATCAGAAATTGTAGGTAAATCTTCAAATAAATCATTGTCCTGTAGTAATGAATGAGCTTTAGATAGTTCTAGTTCAAGTTCAGCTACTTTTTTTCTAAGCTTTTCAATTTCAAGATTATCAAGTTGGTGGTATACGCTCATACTATCCTTAGAATTGAACTTTAGGTCTATCTTTTGGACGGTCAAGTGTACCCGGAACTCTTGCCATGTTTAAACTAAATTTAGCAACATCATCTCTAAGCTGTGTTAATTCAATTTCAGCCTTAGTCTGAATTTTCATAACTCGCTCATCAGTTTCTTTACGAAGCAGTTCAAGCTCTCCAAGAATATCGGGCTGCTCAGTTCTAAATAGGTATTGCTGATAAGCAAATAATACAGAGGATGCTACAAAGCCAACAATTGGACCAGCACTGATGGGATTAATAGCAATATAAATAAAAAATGCGAGTAATAAGATTGCAGGAAATGCATCTAGGTATTTTTTCATAATGTCCTTATAAGTAAAGCACTTAGAGCCTATTGGTATCTATGTGACAGTCTGTTAATATATAAGGGTGTTATTTCTTAAGGATTGAATTTAATGCAGCACGACGAGCAGCTGGATTAGCTTGTGGATTTTCAATTTCATAATCTTCCATGCCTTGCTCTGGCCCTAAAGAATCAGCCTCTCCAAGTATTGGTAGAGCGGAAGCAGCATTTGCCTCACCAGATAAAGCAGCAAGTCCTGCGCCAATAGCTGGACCTACAAGAGGTATTGAGCGATAAATCTTTGGACTTTTTAAATTAATTATTTTTTTAGCCGCAGCTTCCCTCGGTTTTTCTAATAAATCATTTATACTTAAGCCCTTAGAATTTTTCATAGTATCGGAGGTTCTCCAAGATTCTACAAATGGTCCGGAATCAAATACTTTTGCAGTTTTAGCTTCATCTAATCCGACATTATCTGCATGAATATCGGTATGTTTTAAAAATTTTGAATTTGCTTTATTTTCTAAAGCTTGTACGTCCTCAATTTCTGGAGCAGATAATCTTCTTTGTATTAAAACAGCTTTTTTATCGGGTCGTTTTATTAAAATGGGAACTTCTGTAGGAATGCCTGTTTTAGCTAATTGCTTATGAGTTATGTAATCTTTTATTAAATCATCCTCTCTATACCTTGGATTTTTTATTACATAATCTGAATTTGGTAATTTATATGTAGTTTTTAAACTACCCTTACCTAAAAAATTAGCACTTTTTTCTTCTGGAGTCATGAATTCAAATTCTTCAATCATTCTAAGTATTTCTTCATCAGAAAGCCTTTTTTCAGCCATACTATTTCCTTAGCATTCCTTCCAAAACATTTCTTTTAATTCCAAGTCTTTGATCTTCTAGGTCTTTTTGAACTTGTTGGCGATTTTGCTCAGGTATAGCTTCTAATATCTTCTTCTCTCTATTACTTTGATCAATATCCCTTAGCATGGCAGCTTGTTCAGGGGCTTCTCCGGTTGATTCTGCACCAGCGGCTTCTGATGCTAAACTAACTAGACCACCAGCACCTGCAGCAACGCCCTTTGCTAATATCGGGGCAATCCCTTTAAATGTACCAGATTTAAGGTAACTCTTCAAAGCACCAAGACCATAGCTACCTTCACGTAACTTAGGAATACTAGCATGATGACCTTCGGCAGCTGCTTCATAAAAATCAGAGGGATCTAGTGATCTAGGTAGGGACTTTTTAGCAAGTGCATATGCTTTTTCTTTACTTAATTGAGATTTATTATTTATGTTCTTTAATTCTTTAGGCAGTTCGTAGCCTAATTGTTCTTCATCATACTGATGCCCAAGTTCATGTAGAAGAGTAGCCACTGGATCTAAGATATCCCCAGACTGCAAAATCTTTCTATTTAAGGCTATAATAGGGCTTCCGCTTTTTAATTTCCCGTATAATCCCTTATTACCTTTTAGGTAATTTTTTTCATTTTCTTGTAATATTCTGATATTAGGATCTATTTCAGGGTATCGCTCCTTGGCTACTCTACCTAAAAATTCTTCTAACTGCTTAATACTTCCATTATCTGGAATAGATATACCTGTATTATCTAATACTTTCTTAGCCAATGTCTTTTCAGC